CTATATGTATGGATGTATGTAGGACAAAGATAACGGGTCCCATATTTGCAAGGGACTCCTAACGTTTTAGGGACTCCTAGTTTTGCTCAGAGCTATATATAAACATGGACCGCGCCTACAAATGAGGATGTGGGGGTTCCAAGCCTAAGGGCAAGATTGGAACTTACCGTCCACCTAGTTCAGGTGGTAGCAAGATTAGAATCAGGATCAGGAAATGACCAAGAAGCAGCTATACTCCAGACTCGTTTCGAGCTTGGTTGAGATGAGTGTTCGACAGCAGAAGAACAACGCCAAAGGACGAGGACGTAAGAGCAAGCGTAACAAGCGCAAGTCCACCAACCCTGCTGAGGTTGGACCTCAAGAAACTCCTAGTTCTACGGGAGATGATCTTCCTGGAACGGCCAATGACAAGGATGGGAAACCTATCACCAACACCCGAGGAACCCGTGGAACCCCTGAGCAAGAGGTTTCCATGCGTGGAACCAAGGGTATTGCTCGCGCAACGGCAGCAGCAGGTGAGAGGGGTTCGATTGTTTCTAGACTTGCAAACAGGTATGCAGATACTTTGCCCAGCAAGTCAGGAAGCGCTGACAACATCCGAAACTTCAGTCGAGGAGTAACCAAGATTGGAGCGGGCACTGCAAGCCTGATCAGGAAGGGCTTGAACAAAGGTAAGAACGTGCCTCTAGGTGGCAAGAGCCTTGTTTAGAAACAAGGACTCTAACTATTGGCGCAAGAAGGCGAAGCAGAAGGTTCGAGTTTATTGGAGCAACCTCAGAGCTAGTAAGCAGTGGGTTGCTAAGATAGAATCTACCACTTCTTCAAAGGACAAGAAGCGCCGTCCAAGGTAACCTTCTTCTTCATCATGCATCCGCACATGCTGCATTGAACCTTGTCTTTGATGAGGTGAGGACAGGCATGACAAATTTCGAGCCTAGCTTGTTGAGTTTGCTCGTCTGACATCTTAAATCCGCTTCGAGCCCATGTCCACATAGTTTTGGCGAAGAGCCATAATTTGTCGAGAAAGGAGGTCCCTTCCTCGGTCTTAGGGGCGGCAATCACAGCGATGGCACTGACGATGCGCTCTAGCTTGTCTAAGGCTCTGTAGCGCCACAGAGAGTATCTTAGCTGGGCATACTTAGCTCTTGCCTCAGAGAGCTTGTTAGACTCGTTTGCAAGAGCCTCCTGGAAGTCCTTATTGGCCTCTGCACATTTTGTGGCGAAACCATTACACTTGTTTAGAGCATCCTCACAAGTATAGGATAGTGCGATCTCTTTCTCGGTCATGACTATATATTGGTATGTTAAATGCTATTGCTAGGAAGTTTAAGCAGATGAAGAAGAAGGGCATGTTCAACAAACGTGCCATCAATAAGATCAAGAAGCAGTGATCGGCAGGCGATGCTCTTCTATGAACTTGGCTCTGTTGACGTGCCAAGACTCTCTTCCCGCTAACTCGCCCCTGGAGTTATGTAGGACATTTATAGGGACTGTTCTATTCTTTAGACCTAGCTTGTGGGCAGTGAGGGTATAGTGGATATCGTAGTAATCCCACTCGCCTTCTAGGTAGCTGGGCTTTGCTAGACCGACCTTCCTTAGTGTCTTTCCTGACGCTGCAAGGAACAGGCCATCCATGACCACGACTTTCTTGTATGGTCCATAGTAGGTTGGAGTAGACTCTAGAGCATGAGGACCATGCCAGACAATGCCTGAGTGATGTCCCTCTCTCCACGCCTGACCATTCCACCAAACAGCATCCTCTAGAAGTTTAGCAGTCCCAGCCACACCAATGAATCCTGCATCGTGTGCTAGGCATTGCATGAGGCAGTCTCTAAAGACCCACTTGCTGGACATGATCTCGATATCGTCGTGACACAGGATTACGATGTCGTCGTCCTTCACCTCACTGGAGTCTAACGCCTTCTGGTATCCTCCGAAGATAGACTTCTGATTAACCAGAAACTTAACCTTCACTCCTGCGTCTGATAGATAGGTAGAGAGGTTGTGTGCTGTATCAGTCAGTTCCTTAGAGCGCGTGCAGATAAAAGCGTAGATCATTTCATCGGTATAATAGGATATGGATTACAAGGAAGAGTATCTAAGGTGCAAGAAAGATCCAATATACTTCATTAGCAAGTATATCAAGGTCGTCCACCCTATACGTGGTATGGTACCATTCAAGCTATACCCTTTCCAGAAGGTGATACTTAACGCTCTTGAGACAGAGCGATTCAACATACTTCGTAAGTTTCGCCAAGCAGGATGCACCACCATCGCTGCTGCATATTCTGTATGGAAGTGCTTGTTCAATTCACACCAAACCATAGTTATCCTATCTGTGGGTGATACTGAATCTACTGAGGTTCTTGATCGTATTAAGATCATGTATGATGAGACTCCTGAGTGGATGCGACCTAAGGCTACTCAGATTAACGCTCACAACCTTAAACTAGAAAACAATAGCCACATTAAGTCTCGTCCTTCTGGTAAACAATCAGGCCGTGGTCTATCTGGATCACTACTCATTATTGACGAGGCTGCTTTCATTGAGCATATTGATACTATTTGGGCTGCTGTGTATCCTATCATCTCGACTGGTGGTCGTGCTTTCGTGCTGTCTACTGTGAACGGTATAGGCAACTGGTATCATCAGATCTGGGAAGGGGCTGTAGAGGGGACTAACTCATTCAACCCTATTCAAATCAACTGGAAAGATCACCCTGAGTATAACAGGGTTGATGGGTTTGATTGGCTATACAAGGAGATGGAGCAGCGAGACCCTCCCATGAATATTGATGAATGGGAGAAGACTACACGCGCTAACCTTAGTCACAAGAAATGGCTACAAGAGTATGAGTGTGAATTCCTAGGAACAGGTGATACCTTCATCGAGGGACAGATCCTTAACTCACTGCTAGAGAACGTGTCTGAGGACTTCTATAGGCTTTACAACAACCGAATGTATGTCTGGAAGGATCCTGATCCTACTACCTCTTACTTCATTGCTGCTGACGTAGCTCTAGGTCGTGAGCGTGATTACTCCGCATTCCAGGTGGTCGATCTCCAGACTGGTGAGCAGGTAGCTGAGTTTTACAGCAACACCACCCCCATAAACGAGTTTGCACGTATCTTATTTGAGCAGGGGAACAGGTATAACGTAGCTCCTATACTTATTGAGCGTAATACGATTGGAAACAATCTAATCGACTACCTGTGGGAACAATTAGAATATGACAACGTGTGGTTCGATGAGAAGGGCCTGCCTGGGTTTCAAACAACCACTAAAACCAGGGATCAAGTGCTGATTGAGATGGAAGAAGCACTACGCACATCTGAAGTAAAATTAAACTCCAAGCGCACTGTAATGGAGTTAAATACGTTCATTATCAGCGATAATGGTCGTTTCCAAGCAGATACAGGTCAAAATGATGACCTAGTGATGTCATTAGCACTATCTATCTATGGAGCTAGACGTTACAGAGAGGAGAATCCTGGGATCGTTATGAATAAGACGTTCCGAGAACAGAAACCACTCTCACCTCTTAAGTCGTATAGCTTCGGAGAAGGACGTAATGAGGACATCACATGGCTGATGAGAGACTGAACGAGAACAGTGGTCCTGGAATGACCACATGGAACCCCACCCGATATGGTGATCTGTCGAACCTATACACGACAGGTTACATGGCTAAGATCTTTGGAAAGTTCTTTAGCACTGAGGTTAAGCGAAAGAACGCTATCAAAGGTGATCCGCGCAATGTTGAAGGAGACCTTCTTGTAAATCCTAACTCTCCTGTAGTCGATCTCGGTCAGCCTGGGATGAGCTACAGTAGAGGTCTGCCTTTTATGCCTGAGGCAGAGCTAAACCGTAAGCGTAGGTATGATGAGTTCGAGAAGATGGACGAGTATCCTGAAATTACGGCTGCTCTAGACATCTACGCTGATGAATCTACTCAAAAAGACCTTCGTAACAAGCGTTGGGTCGTCAAGTCAGACTCAGAAGAGGTCATTAAAGAGATTGAAAACCTATTTAAGCGCATTAGGCTTGACCACGTTTACTGGGACATCGTCCGTGGCACCTGTAAGTATGGTGACTCCTTCATTGAAGTTGTAGCTAATGCCAACGCTATGGACCAAGGCGTTCGTAAGATCAAGGTCCTGAACCCCTACTACATCCTAAGAATCGAGGATAAGTTCGGTCAACTAAAGACTTTCCTACAGGAAATACCAGAAAGACAGGTAAATCAGGGAGATTGGATGAATTCCAACTCCAAATACCTCGAATTGGACAAGAATCAGATAGTTCACTTCCGACTTCACACGTCTGACCCCAAATATTACCCCTACGGACGTTCAATTATGAGCGGTGCAATTCGAGTTTACCGCTCTCTTAAGCTAATGGAGGACGCGATGATCGTCTATCGCCTCTCTAGAGCACCTGAAAGACGCATTTTCTACGTCGATGTGGGTAATTTACCCTCTGGTAAGGCCGAACAGTTCATGGAAACCATGAAAATGCGCTTCAAGAAGGAGAAATACGCCAATCAGAACCGTGTTGATAGCCGCCACAACCCTCTAGCGGTCGATGAGGACTTCTTCATCCCCATTAGAGGTAACCAAGGCACCAAAGTAGACACCTTAAAGGGCGCTGAGAACCTTGGAGAGGTCGATGACGTTAAGTATTTCAGAGATAAGCTCCTAGCAACCCTCAAAGTTCCCAAGGATTACATCGTAGAATACGATAAATCAGCCGAGCGCAAGGCAAACCTCGACCAACTGGACGTAAAGTTCGCTAGAGTTATCCAAAGGGTCATTCAAAGCGTGTCTCAAGGCTTTACACTCATTGCAAGACGCCATTTGGAGATGATTGGCTACCCTAAGAGCCAGATTAACAGCATGGAAGTTGTTCTTCCTGATGGTTCTGACATCTTCATCAAGCGTAAGATGGCTGTGGATGCTCAGAAGGCAGAGGTTATCACCAATGTTATGGCAACTGGTCTATTCCCTAAGTCCTACATCTATAAAGAGTTCTACGATATGACGGAAACGGAGATCGAGATGCTCATGGCAGAGGCTGAGAAGGAGCAGGAAGAGCAGATGCAGCGTGAGGCCGACATGATGGCGCAGCAGCAGCAGGCCCAGGCCGCTGGACAGATGCAGCAGACGCAGGTTCAAGGCCAAACCGACATGGCTGTATCCAATAACCAAGCTCAGAACGACATGCAAGTGGCTGACAATCAGGCTAAGAATGACGTTAGAGTGGAGAAGGCCAGACCCAAGCCTAAGCCAGCGGCCAAGCCTAAGAAGAAGAACGAAGAACTACAGTCACTTCGTAACCAGATTATC